GGCATTTCAGCGCCAACCAAACGGAGGAAAGAAGCGACGGTACGGTTACCATAACGCTCAAACTCCTTCTCATAAGTATCAGGAAGATACTGGTTCAAGAAGTTGAAGTTGGTGATGTAGTTCGTCGAGAGGGGAACCTGCTCAGCACTTGGCTGTAACTGGAACCCGGGGGTAGATAATACAGGCATTGTTTTTTTCTTTTAGATGTTATATTTTTTTGATGCTGCGAATTTTGAGGCCCTTTCCGGCATCGGGGTTTACAGCTTTAACTTGTACCCCACCCTTGTTTGTTGACTCAGGAGCTCTACGTTCAGACATATTTATATTTTTTGTCTTACGCATTACATCCTCTGTTGCATCTGCCAGTCCTTGCTCGTAGAAGAACTTAGCGAAGCGATCAGGGTTCATCGCGATTGCCAAAGACTTATGGTATCCAGCAGCGTCCTTCATCAATCCGTTATCGTCCAAAAACTTACCAATGAAATTCATTGGATTGGACTGCAACTTCTTTAGCTCTGCTGCGTCACCGGGAGCGAACTTCAGTGAGCGGTCATTTACTTTGAACTCAAAACCTTTGAACTCTCCGCCGAAGACTTCTTCTGTCTTCTGTTCAAACCACTTGTGCTTACGTTCATTTTCCTCCTGTACAGTCTTTGACTGTTTTACATATTGCTTATAGCTCTCAAACTCTTCCTTGTCCTCGTCAGAGATACCAGCCGTACTTGACTCAAGGGGCATCTTGTATTTCTCTTTCTGGTCGTTGAAGAATTTTTTAGCCTCCGCAACAGCTTTTTTCTTAGCGATCTTTACTTTCTTAACTCGTGACTCTTCGTCGATGTCCTCATCGTAGCGGTAGTCATCCATCAAGGTTTCAATGTCGTCGGCATCAAGGCCCTGCTGCGTGGCGCTCAGATATTCCTTAAGGAGCTGGTCTTGGTCCATCGAGTCAAAGTCCTTCTTCAACTTGAGGAAGTCTTCAAACCCGCGGCCTGTCTCCTTTCGGTACTTCATATAAGCGGCCACATCTTCTGGCATCTCTTCTGCCTGCTGACGCTCAGAGACCAACTCATCAAATGAATTGATCTGCTTATTATATCGCTTACCTATATATGAAAGAACTTGTTCTTCACTTAATTCGGGATCGCTTGCTTCCTGACTGGATTCGATCTGAACTGGCTCTTGGCTTGGTATCTCTACCTTGTCAATAGCTGGCTGCGGCTCGGCTCCAATCTCCTGCTCATGTTTCTCAAGAAGCTCTTTCTCAACCTCTTGTACTCCCTTCGGCTCAGCCGAATCAAGTGCTCTTACCTTAATTTCCATTTGATTTAATTTAGTAACAAAATTAGAAAAAATTCGTTAATTATTTAGCGAGGAGAGAACTCAGCAAAGTCGAACCCATCAAGGCTATCCTCGTTGGACTCAAAGTTCTGTGGAGGCAGGTTGTTCTTACGCTGGTTGATTAACTTAGACTGCTCGCTGTTTTGTTGGCTTATTCTTTTTGCCTTTGCAGTTTCACGTTTATCCTCACGATCAAGAAGCGCATTCTCGCGAATACCAGCAAGCTGCATGTTAAACTGAAACTCTGTAGCCATAAGGTCCTTTTTCATCTCAGCCTCGGCCTGCATCTTCTGCACATCAAACATTAGCTCAGCCTCTTTCACTCTTATCTTAGACTGTGCCTCAGCTTCAAACTTCTGGACAGCAACTTGACCTGCAATCTCTTGAGACTTTAGCTGCTGCTGTGCAAGCATTGCCTGCTTCTGCATCTCCATCTTCTCTTCCCTGTCCTGCTTCTTAATACGCTTCATCTTCAGGAGCTGGTTAGCAAGCTTCAGGTTCTTTATCTCACGGATGTCAATAGCGTCCTCCAAGTTGATGTCTCCCTTAGAGAGTGCCATCTGGATGTTCGCCTCTAGCTGTGCCTTTTGCTCCTCATCCGGGGATATCTCAATAAAGATACCAAAGTCATATATGTACAGGTCCTTAATGTCATTAAGGATTGACACATTGTACTTACCAATCTTATTTGCAAAGTCGTCTTTGAAGTCAGCGTACTCAAGTATGTCAGCAACTCGGTAGGTCAGTGCTTCAGCAATTGATCTGTACAGGAACAGGCTTCCTTCCAATATATGTCTGGTTGCCGTGTTTGAGTTTAAGGCTGCAAGCTTCTGTACACCAACCAATGAGTTTGGATCAGGCATTGAACCGTCTCTAGCCTCGTTAAGTCCAGTCACCGCACGAAGCATACCCAAGTAGTGATTGTAGTTTGCAATCAGCATCTGAGTCTTGCTGGCCCCAGAGTTTGATGTAAGCTGCTGGATAGGTACACGTGCGTTGTTAAAGTCCCCTTCCTGAGTGTAGCTTCTACCGATAACACTACCTGTCTGGAAGTAAAGTCTTAAAGCATCCTCTGGGTTGTATGCATTACCTGTACCAAGGTCAACCTCGTTAAGGCCATCCGCATCAATGAACACGCCGTCAGGAACTGTACGTGCAATAACCTGCTGGAGCTTTAGGTGCGTAATCTGAATCAGGTCTGCAAAAGGAATCATCCTACGAACCAACGACTCAACAACACCTTTATACATTCTTGGCGCAACGGCCACATAGTTTGGAAGAGCGTGCTGAGACGCAGACTTAGGTCTGACCATATTCTCTGCAAGCTCCCACTTCAACAAGATGTTAGTTCCCATGACCATGATACCGTTGTACCATACGTCAATAGTCTTTTCCATCTTTTCAAAGTTACCCTCCTCCATCATCTCGACTGGTGGGTTAAACTGATCGTCCTTCTCAATCACTCGAGTACCGCCACCATCAAGCACCTTCTTCTTATAGACCATCTTCTTGGTGGTCTTATAGTTGAAGTACATCAGCGTGCAGGTGTCTCTATAGAACAGGCTGTTCTCGTAAAACTGAGCTACATTAAAGTAGTTATACCAGTTCTGGCTATATTTTGAAATCTCGTCTAGGTCCTCTCTTGTAAGCGTTGGATCAATCTTTAGCAACTCAACAATTGGAAGCGTCTTAATCTCTCCCCAATAGAAGCAGTCCTTAAAGTATGGGTCCTCCGTGTAGCTATACACCACATTTGCTGGGTCCACATATGATATCTCAACACCAGCCCCGGGAAGGAACTCGTGCTTCATAACACCTATACCCAAAACAGTCAGGTCGTAGTCTACCCGTTTACGCAGATCGAGATACTTATTCTCATCTAGTATTGTATTAATGGCCTCCTCCTCAGCAATCTCAATAGCTGGCTTGTAATTAAGCTGCATGTAGAGGCTAAGCTCCTCGTCAGTTTCTGGAAGCTCCTCAGGGTCCATAACAAACGGGTTAACGCCTGTCTCTTCCTGAACAATGGTCAGAACATCCTTCGCAGCCATCTGCCCTTCAATCATGTCCTGATACTTGCTGCGCTTTGCCTGAGACATTGCGTCCTGTGCGTAGGCCTTAACCTTAAACAGCCTGTCGGACATGCCATTAACAACAATGTCAACAAACTTAGGTAGGATAGGGACAGGTGTCCAGTCAAGGTTCAAGTAAGAAAGGTCGCCGTCAATAGCAAGCTCGTTCTTGTATTTCTGTACAGACTGCTCGCCACGTGCGTAAAGACGAAGACGATGGAAGTCTCTCCACTGCCCATAGTATCTACACTGGTTCCCGTCTTTTCTAAACCATTCGTATTGAATAGCCTGACCTACTTGGAGTCCAAACTGGTCGCTAGCCTTTTCAGCATCGGACACAAACTGAGTTGGGAATCCAGTGGATGTTATGTTAATTGCGACATCTTTCATCTAATCAATTGACTTGTACCGCCCTGATTATTATATCTAGCAAAGGTAACGCTAATTTTAGTTTCTTTTTTCTCAGGTAAATATAGGTGCTTTTGGTTTGCCATAATGGCTAGACCCGAGCTAATACAGGCATCGAACTTAGTTCTGTCGTTTATGTCAAACTTTGCCCAGTCCTCAAGTGTCCTAGTAAAAGGCATCGTCCCCATCTGATCGGGGTCCCTATAAGTGCCTGTCATGTCAAGCCCGATATGCTTCTCGATGTAGGACTCAATAGCCGAGGCGTGTGCCTGCTTAACTTCTTCAGACGTATTCGGAAT